CGCAAGACGCTCAACAGCCAGCCAAATATCTTCATGAGTCAACATAGGAGAACAATCCCATTTTGCCATGAAAAGGTAAATAGGAATATCATCCCATTTTTATCTTGACAGCGGATAAATTTTATATCACAAAAGAGAACATAAAGGGAACATTTGTATTTAAAAAACACCAAAAAATAAAAAGGAGAACGGCTATGACATCCCACACACATTGCTCACAAGGACTTACAGGTAAATCTGCTTATGGTGTAAAAGATGCGACACCCTTTGATTCTGCGGAAGAGGCATGGTTCTGGTTTATCAATGCGCAGGACGCAAAAAATGATGGGGCTAAATATGTAGCGGGGGCAGGGCTTTATAAGCGCCCTTGTGAACCTGTCGATATCCTTAATGTACTCGATCGCCTTTATCGCAAACGTCGTCTGCAACGCGACCACCTTTTGGTTCTGCGTCATTACGGCCGCCGTCATATCGCGCCCGATAGATATCGCGCGCAAGAAGTCAGGGCATATCATCTATGGAAGGAAGCCATGGAGCGTATCGAGGATGTTCTGATCGCCAAAGGAATCGTGGCTCGTCGTTCTCATTTCGAAATGCCGGCCTTCATGGTGGATGAGGCATTCATGAACCGCAGCGCAGGTATGAAATAATGCCTGATACGCAAACGACCAAAGCATGGGTAATCTTCAGCGGGCAGGCCGATCTGCCATGGCTGAAGATTCTCAAGGAGGGATACCGCCATTGCTATGCCGTTTTAAATGACGGCAAGCATTGGATCATTGTCGATCCTTTATCCAGCTACATGGACATCAGCATTCATAAAACACCACAGGATTTCAACCTCCCGCTATGGCTCAAAAATCAGGGCCATACGGTTGTGCCTGCAGAGATTAAACAGGTCGAAAAACAAGCGCCATGCATGCCGTTCTCATGCGTTGAAGCGATCAAACGTGTTTTAGGGATTCATAAGAGATTTATTTTCACGCCGTGGCAGCTCTACCAATTTCTGCGGAAGGAGCAAATGTCGCGTGCTTTTCAAACATCCAACAACAAGACAATAAAAGGAGATATCGCATGGGAAGTCTAACATCAGGCCCGAAAGTATCCTCAACCCCTCAAGTCGTCTATGTCTCGCAACCAAGCACGACAACAGTTTCAACAAATACTGCATCTGAAAACACGACGCCTGAGGCCGATGCGGAAGAAATAAGTGCGGAGGCACGCAAGCAAAGCTTGTTAGAGCGAGAGCGTAGCCGTTTCGGCACCATTCAAACCGGTTTTCGAGGGCTGTTAGGCCTTAGCGATAATAGCGGACAGCGCAAAACTTTGCTCGGCGAATAATGACGGAGAAGAATAACAATGCAATCAATTCAAAATACGAACGAGAGCGCGGCCTCTGAAAGGCTTCATGCTAAGCTCGCGCTAATCCTCAAGCGATTTGAGGCTGCGCATAATAAGCGTAAAAATTGGGAGAGTTTGTGGGAGGAGTGTTACGATTATGCACTCCCGCAACGCGGTGGTTTTACCTCTTCTCCTATAAGCGGACAATCACGCACCCGTGATATCTATGATGCAACCGCAATGGATGCGGCTGATCAATTGGCTTCTAGCATGTTGGGCAATCTGACACCGACATGGTCGCAATGGTTCGGTCTAAAGCCAGGGCCTGACCTGACACCGGAAGAAGCGGAAAGGCTTGCGCCGATTTTGGAAAAGGCAGGCAAGACCATTCAGGATCATTTTGATCGATCAAACTTCGCGGTTGAAATCCATCAATGCTATCTCGACCTCATTGTAGGTGGGACGGCAAGTCTTACATTTGAAGAAACAGAACCGGGCGGTTTTTCCGCATTTCGTTTCTCGGCAACGCCGCTGACGCATATTGTGCTGGAAGAAGGTGAGAATGGATACCTTGATGGTGCATTCCGTCAAATGGCCTTAACGCTTGATCAGATGACATCACGCTATCCTGAGGCAGCATTACCACAGGAACTCTTAAAACGCGCAGCACAAAACCCGCAAGAGCGCTTTAAGATCCTTGAGGCCGTTTTACCCGAAGGGCTGGTCTACGAATATCATGCGCTCTTAATGGAAGATGCTGATAAACCGCTATTACTCGCGTCAGGTAATTTTGCACAAAGTCCCGTAATTTCATTCCGCTGGTTAAAATCTCCGGGCGAAGTCTATGGCCGATCGCCTGTGATGAAGGCTCTGCCGGATATTAAGACGGCCAATAAAGTCGTGGAGCTTATCCTTAAAAACGCATCAATTGCGGTAACCGGAATCTGGCAAGCTGACGATGATGGCGTGTTAAACCCTGCGAATATTGAACTAACACCGGGGAGCATTATCCCTAAAGCAATCGGCTCTAAAGGCCTGCAAGCATTAGATATGCCGGGTGACTTTAACGTCTCGCAACTGGTTCTCGATAGTTTGCAATCCCGTATTCGTCACGCGCTGCTGGCCGATAAATTAGCACCTGTATCCGCCGTGCGTATGACCGCAACAGAAGTCCTAGAGCGTAGTGCGGAAATGTCACTTCTGCTCGGTGCTACATATGGACGCTTGCAATCAGAGTTGCTGACGCCATTAATCAAGCGCGCCTTTGCAATTCTCAAGCGTCGTGGTGAAGTGCCGGACATCAATCTTGATGGTCGTCTTGTGGTCGTTGACTACCGATCACCGCTCGCTCGTTCACAAGGCCAAAAGAATGTTCAGAACACATTAAGCTGGATTTCCTCTGTGCTCTCCATGGGGCCAGAAGCATCATCCGCAATCAATCTACCGCAAGCCGCTCGTTTCCTGGGTGACGCCTTAGGCGTTCCGAGTGACCTTATTCGTAAAGACATTCCCGAACTTGATTTGGGTGAATTGGTGAGCGCGGTGAACGAAACACAAAGACAACAAGAAGGTATAGAAGGAGAAACTGCATGATCACAGAATTGCTAAAACTAAAAGAAACACTGCCAATGACAGCGGCAGAAAAAGGTCTGACCTATGCTGTGCCTGAGCCCGGTCGTATTGAAATGCGCGAAATTGAAAAAGCCTTTGCCCGCCTGTTTGCAACCGAGGACGGGCAAAAGGTTCTGGCGCATCTACAAGTGCTGACATTTCAAAGAGCGCTTGGCCCTGGCGTGGCAGATGAACAGCTTCGTTATATCGAAGGGCAACGCTCAATGGTCGCAACCATTTTGCGAATGATCGATCGTGGTCGCAAACCGCGATAACCAAATCACAATCACTTCATTAGATATCAAGGAGATATGAACATGACCAATTTATTGATTGAAGATACAGATCCGGCAATCGTGCCGGAGAAATTTAAAAACCCAGAGACAGGTGCAATCCGTCTCGATGTACTCGTTAATTCCTATGCCGAGCTGGAAAAGAAAATGTCTGAAAAAGCGCTGCAGGGCGCACCTGCATCTTACGCAGAATATTGCGTAAGTTGTGATCACGGACTTTTCCAACCCGATGATGAGATTAACAAGCGCCTTCATGCAAAGGGCATGAATCAAGAACAGGTTCAGGAAGTTTACGACCTCGCAGCTGAAAGAATGGTGCCGCTGGTAAAGCAAGTTGCCGACGATTTCTCAGCAGATCGCGAAGTTGAAAAGCTCGTTGAGCACTTTGGCGGTGCTGAGCAATGGAAGGAAGTCTCTCGCCAGTTGCTAGCTTTCGGGCAACGTAATCTGCCGACAGATGTTCTTGAGAACCTTTCAAGCTCTTATGATGGCGTTTTAGCGCTCTATAAAATGATGAAAACAGAAGAGCCTGTTATGAAGAAAGAAAGCGCCAATCCTTCACTGGAAAGTACACAAGATCTTCAGTCCATGATGCGTGATCCAAAATATTGGCGCGATAAAGATCCGTCTTTTGTACGTAAGGTGACTGAAGGTTTTCAAAAAATCTACGGTGAGTAAGAAGAGATAAAAGAAAGCCCCGATCAAATGACCGGGGCTTTTTGTCTTTTAAGAAACGAGCTGCGATTCTGCAAATCGTGATGAGACATAGTCATCAATCACACTCTGCATACCTTTTCGTACAGCGGATGTTAACGGTTCAAACTCAAGCGCGACGCGTTCCGCAGTTTTGCGAACAATGCGTGCCTGGTGTGGGAGATCCACAACGCCATCGCTAAGTTTGAATTTGAGAGTTACAGCAACGGTCTCATCTACGCCAAATTGGCGCGTATCGCCTTGAATTGCGAGACCTCCCATCGACCAGTTCTCGACAGGATAGATTTGGTCGCCGATCATCGCAACAGAGCTGTCGCAGGACCGGCGTGAAAAACGCCTACGCGTTGAAAATTGTTCATTTGTGTTTTCGGCTTTTAATCCAGAAAAGAAGGACCCAAACATACCAAAACCCCTTATTATTTTTTTATTGTGAGCGCATTATAGAGCATCATGATCAAAAAATGCAAATTTACACGATTTACAGCTTGACATTATAGGAATTATTTCCTAAATTAAAGTCATCAACACCACAAATATATCTAAGTAGGCAGAGAACGCTTTATTTCTTGAACACGCCTGTCTGCTTCCCGTGTATAGCCGTTTTATCCCAAAACGATAACTAGCGAGGGTCGGGCCTCACTAACCTCAATATAACCATAAAGAAAAGGTATACGCCTATGTCTACTACGATAGATCAGGCCTTCATCAAGCAATTCGAACGCGAAGTGCATGAAGCCTATCAGCGTCAGGGTTCAAAACTCCGTAACACTGTGCGCACAATCTCAAATGTGAATGGCTCTTCCGCTGTCTTCCAAAAAGTTGGTAAGGGAACGGCCTCCACAAAATCAACACACGGTATGGTTCCTGTCATGAACCTTGATCATTCTAATGTAGAAGTCGTCTTGAATGACTTTTATGCAGGTGATTGGATTGACCGTCTTGATGAACTCAAAATCAATATTGATGAGCGTCAGGTGATCGCGAATGCGGGCGCCAACGCTCTTGGTCGTAAGACGGATGAGTTGATTATCGATGAACTTGCAACAGCATCTGCGAACACAATCGTAGACGGAAATGTTGGTCTAACCAAAGACAAGATCCTCGAAGCATTCGAAACATTCGGCGAAAAAGACGTGCCTGATGATGGTCAGCGTTTTTGTGTGGTTGGCTGGAAACAATGGAGCGAGTTGCTGTCTATCGATGAATTCGTAAACGCGGATTACGTCGGTGCAGATGCACTTCCGTTCGCCTCTATCACACAAGCCAAAATGTTCCTTGGCACAATCTTTATCCCGCATTCCGGCCTTCCGGTTGATGGTAACGATATCCGCTCATGCTTCTGGTACCACAAAACTTCTGTCGGTCACGCGGCCGCTTCTGATGTTGAAACAGACATCAGCTGGCATGGTGATAGAGCGGCTCACTTTGTGAACAACATGATGAGTCAGGGCGCCGGTCTGATCGATGAGAACGGCATCATCACAATCAATTGCGACGAAACTCCGGACTAAGAAAGGATCTAAATCATGGCTTTTACACCCTCTGATCTCAGCGTATTGGCTTACGCTAACAATTTCACGCTCTGGCACTTCGTC